CAGGAGGCTTAATTGCTACCCCTGCTTGGAATACTGATATTAACGAGTACGATGTAAGTCCGAGGCCAGCCAGTCGCTCTATTTTATATTATGAATAAACCCAATAAAAACTTTCTAATTAACTTTAGTCCACTATTGATAGTGGCTGTTGTTATGCTAACTATAATCATCTGCTCTTACTTAAATGATAGAGAAGAAGTAGTTGGATACACAGACCACGGAATTCCTATTAAAAAGAAAGAAATAAAATGAAAAAAACAGTTGACAAATACACTTTGATGTGTTATAATAATACCTATGATATACAATAATAAAAACAAACTGATTAATGGTAGAACCGTTGATCTTAAGCCAGGGCCTAGACACCCTAAAGATAAAAGACCGCAAAGGGACATGCCTTTTGATATAGCACTTAGAAAATTTAGAAAACAGATTGAAAAAGCTGGGATCGTAAAAGAACTAAGAGCTAGAGAATTTTATGAAAAGCCAACTGCAAAAAGAAAGCGCAAGAAGGCAGAAGCATGTAAGAGAGAAATGAAGAGAGTATCTTCAGAGTTCAGCCCTTATAATGCAAAAGGACAAAGACATTACAAATAAATGTTAAAAAAGGGTTGACAAACCCTTTCTAATGTGATATAATAGTTTTATAGGTTGGTGGGTAAAACCATGACGGCGAGATGGAATCACGGAGTTAATAGCTCTACCATTTAAGACCCACGACGGATATACTGCCTTCGGGAGCAACACCCTTACTACCGATACGTCTCCACGGAGAGTACCATACTGAGTAGGAACGGAACGCCAAAGAAGCGACCACCAACCACCTTTTTTATTATGGAGTTTTTATGGCGTTAGCACGAGGATTATCTACAATCCAAAGCAAACGATACGTATCTAAAATCAACAAAGCTCGTCTAAAAGAGCTTGAATTAGAGTGGCGTAAACACAACAAATTTATGAAGCAGAAAGGTATGCACGATCTGAGATACGATAATTTCTCAGACTACCTTGACTACTGCTTTGGTAAAATCAAACTTAAAACTACTTTCCAACCTTACGAGGCTAAAGAGACTTATCGTCGACAAGATAATAGCGATAAATATCCATCAGCTGCGATGACAAAACCAAGTCAAGCTATTGACAATAGTTGGAAGGCAGAAGAAAGTAAAAACTTTACAGTAGCACCTGCATATAACAAAGGTGCTTATCAAGTAATTCCACGTACAGATGTACAGCATATAGGTAAATAATAAATGAAATGGCCAGAGAGACAACCGTGGCATGACGGTTTTAGAATGCAATTTGATTATGATGATTATATCATGTCAGTTGTACAATTTACAGGTTCGTATGGACATAGAGCAGGTTTATGGGAAGTAGCTTTTATGGATAGAGCAACTCAGGACTTTGTAGAACCACCACTTGACTTTATGAGTGAATATTCGTGGTCAGGCGACGTTGGTATCTATGGGCATCTCACTGATCCAGACGTTGATAGAATCCATGTTGCAATGAGCCAGTTGGGAACACTATGAGTAAGTGGCACGGTGGTAAAGGCTCAGGCCGAAGAACAAATCGAGATGATAAAGCATACTCAGATAATTGGGATAAGATCTTTGGTAAAAAAGACGATAAAGATCTAGGGCTTGAAGGTGACACACGCGATCCTATAGAGAAATACTCACACCCAGTTTACACAAGATATCCACATTTAAAAGATGAGAAAGATGAAGGTTGAGTACTTAATGAAAATATATGTTGACAAATCAATTTAGATGTGTTATAATATACTCATAAATTAAATAATGGAAACGCTTATGGAAAATATAACATCGCTACCCACTCTTTATAAAAGAGATACAAAAGGTAAAATCAGACAACTAACTATCCAATATGGATGGGACTCTGATGATGTTGCAGCTGTTAGAAGTATTGCAGGGTTACAAGACGGAAAGAAAGTCACATCAGGCTGGAACGAAAGTAAAGCAAAAAATGTTGGACGTTCTAATGCAACTACTGCACAAACACAAGCAATATCTGAAGCAATGAGTCTCTTTGATCGTAGAATCGAAAAAGAATATTTTAAAGATATCAAAGACATTGATTCTTATACTGCATTTAAACCAATGTTAGCTGGTGGTTATAAGCAAGACGATGATATGTTTCCAGTAATTGCTCAACCAAAGCTTGATGGTATTCGTTGTATTGCGAACAAAAGCGGACTTTGGACAAGAGCAAATAAGCCAATCACGAGTTGCCCTCATATATGGGAAGAGATTAAACCACTCTTTGATAAGAATCCAGAGTACATATTTGATGGTGAGCTATACAACCATGCTCTTAAAGATGATTTCAATAAAATTACATCTCTTGTTCGTAAACAAAAAACTACAGAGGCTGATACTTTAGAGGCTGCAAAATTAGTAGAGTACCATGTTTATGATATGTACGACTCTTCTAATGGAGATTTAATATTCTCAGAAAGATTCTTTAAGCTATGCGGAAAACTTTCTAAAATGACAACAATCAAAACAGTCGATACAGTGTTAACACATACACAAGATTCTCTTGATGAACTATATTCAAAATGGACTGAAGACGGCTACGAAGGCCAAATGGTACGACATGATAAATCATACGAAAACAAAAGAAGTAAATATCTTTTAAAGCGTAAGGAATTTCTTACCGATGAATTTGATGTCGTGTCAATGTTAGAAGGTAAAGGTAATTGGTCGGGACACGTAAAACATTTTGTATTACGTAAACCTGATGGAACAAACTTTGGAGCAGGAGTAAGAGGTAAACAAGAAGTACTAAGTAAATTATGGGCTGATGGCAATATGCCAAATTGGGCTACACTCAGATACTTTAATGAGACACCTGATGGAATACCAAGATTCCCAGTTGTTATTGATTATGGATTTGGCAAGAGAGAAGACTAATGAATTGGAAATGTAAACAAATTAAGCAATTAGATGCTGGAGAAAAACTATGATGGAAATATTAGAAAACTTAGTTGGAATCATTTTTGTATCTGTATTTTTTATATTCAGTTATATAGGAATACATATGTCGTTTGAGAAAGATGCAAAGAAAAGTATTCCTTTAATTTGGGAGAAAGGTGGAATCCTCCACAAGTTTCTAAAACCCGAAGAATACAAAGTCTTTGATAAGTCTAAGATGAAATACAAAGACGGAGATAATACTTGAAGAAATTCACCAACGTATTATTTCTTACACTTCTTACTTCTGATGTCAATGCAAGTGCAATTGATTGGGACGTAGTTGGTAAAGGCGATCAGTGGTTAATTGATGAAAATACTTATTGCATGGCACTCAATATTTACCACGAAAGTAGATCTGAAAATCTTGCTGGTAAGTTTGCAGTCGCTGATGTTGTTATGAATCGTGTATATGATCGTCGTTACCCAGAATCAATCTGTGGTGTAATCTACCAAGCAGAAATGAAGCCGTCGTGGAAAGATCCTTTAAATATGATACCCGTAAGGAATCGTTGTCAGTTCAGTTGGTTCTGTGATGGAAAGTCAGATGAACCCAATGAAGAAGATGCATGGAACGAATCGCTTTTAGTTGCACATCAATCTATTAACGAAGGCCGTATGGCTGGTATTACAGAAGGTGCAACTCATTACCATACAACTTGGGTTGAGCCATACTGGGCAAGTTCACTTAATCAAATAGGAACAATAGGATCTCACATATTTTATCGTGCTGATTGATATAAATACCTCTTTTATGAGAGGTTATTATGAAATATGCAGGTGTTGACTACAGTTTAAGTAGTCCAGCTATATGTGTACATGAAGGTGAAGAATGGAATTATGATAATTGCACCTTTTACTATTACGTTAAACGCGATAAATTGCTACAGGGTGACAAAGGTAGATACCGAGCATCGATGTATCCCGACAACTGGACAACAGACCAAGAGAGATATAATCTCATTGGTTCTTGGTCACAAGAGAAATGTTTTGAATGTGACTTTGTTGGTATTGAAGGATATGCTTTTGGTGCAGTCGGTAGAGTATTTCAGATTGCTGAAAACTGTGGTTTGTTTAAACACAAACTATATGAGAAAGAAATTCCATTTGACGTATATCCACCCACTATGATTAAAAAGTTTGGTAGTGGAAAAGGAAACGCAAATAAGTATTTAATGATTGAAGCCTTTGAAGAAGAAACAGGGGTTGACATTCGTGCAGAATGTGGTATAATAAACAATTCAATGAATCCAATAACAGATATTGTAGACGCATATTATATTTGTAAATTGGGATTCTATAAACAAACGGAACAATTAAATGATAGTAATATTTAACGGGCCACCAGCATGTGGTAAAGATGAAGCAGCTTCTTTGTATAAAGAGAAGTTTGGCTTTGGTAATTTATCATTTAAGTACCAGTTATTTAAAGAAACTATTAATCATTTTCAATGTGATGAACGATGGTTTATGGAAGGTTATAATAACAGAGACTTAAAAGAGCGTCAAGAACTTGCGCTAAACTGTATGTCTCGTAGAGAAGCTATGATCCACGTATCAGAAGATATTATGAAACCCAAAGAAGGTTTAGATTACTTCGGTAAAATGGTTGCAGAAGAGATCATCAATGGTCACAACTATGCGATCGCCGATGGCGGGTTTGTAGAAGAACTTGAGCCACTTATTGAAAGAGTCGGTGCAGAAAATATTATCATTGTTCAGTTAACTCGTGAAGGATGTGATTATTCTACAGACTCTAGAAAATATTTCAATGGCAATTTAATTAAAGAAGTTACTATTAATCACCCAACAGCAATTGATACTGCTTATGTCTTAAAAGAAGAAACTAATGTTAAGACATATCGAATACACAATAATGGCTCAGTTAGAAACTTCCATAGTGCACTGACTGATATTTACAATGAATTGAAAGAAGATTATAACATTGAACAAATTACAGCAGATACCAAAGCCTAACGTAATCAATCTAGCTGATTGTCCAGATCGTAAAGCATATACAGAGTCTGAGTTTTCAAAGCTTGGAGTCAACGATGTTAACATGCATGTCTACCAGCGATACAATAAAGATTCTATAGAATTTGTTGGAGACCCAGATCTATTAAAACAAATGACGCCAGGCGTTACCTCATCTCACCTACTTACCATTAAATGGTGGTACGAAAACACTGATGAAGAATATGGATTATTCTTTGAAGACGATGTAGATTTTTCTGCTGTAGAGCATTGGAACTTTACTCTAACTGAGTTTATTGATAGTGTTAAAGATGACTGGGGTGCATTACATCTTTGTAACGTTTTTGAATATCCATACGAATACGGTATTGAATATCCACCAATGGTTATTCGTCGTCGTAAGCTATGGGACCATGGATTACAAGCTTATGCTCTTACAAGAGAATATGCTTTAAAGATTATTGAATACTATTTTGATGGTGCAAAGGAAGGTGCTATTCATTATAAGATGCCATTAGGTGCACCACCTTCATTTGAAAATAATGTACTTCATGGTTTCGGCAAAGTTTATACCTTCCCGTTATTTAATCAGAACGTTACAGACTTTCGTTCAAAGAATATATATTATTATAACCAACAAGCACAATCTGCAATTTACTCATACGAGTTTTTAAAGGATTGGTGGGACAAAAAGGGCGCAAACAAAACGCTCGAAATGATTTTAGGAGAAGCAAATTATGAATGAGGAATTAAAATGAGTGTAGTATATAAAGGTGAGATCGTAGAATCAGAACTGTCCGCCAATTCAAAAGGTGGAACTGAAATGATGAGACAGCGTCTTGTTGATTCAGTTGACAAAGAGCTTTTAGAAAAAGCAGCTGTACATCTATCTCGACCAAGAGAATTGTATGAAGATGTACCAAACATCTTATGGTGCCACGATTTGGCAGAAGATCCAGAGAATAAGATTCTTAGAGATGGTGGTTGGAGTTTGTTTGATTGGTTTGTATTTGTATCTGCATGGCAAAGAGATCAGTATATTGTAAGATATGGTATTCCATATTCAAAATGTAGTGTGATTCATAACGCAGTAGAAACAGAATATAAGCCGAAAGAAAAAGATATGGAAACAGTACGTTTCATTTATCATACTACTCCCCACCGTGGATTAGAACTTTTAGTACCAATCTTTGATGCTCTAGCAAAACAATTTGATAATATTCATTTAGATGTCTATTCAAGTTTTGACATTTATGGTTGGCCTCAACGTGACGAAGCTTACTCAGGATTATTTAAGACTATTGAAGCTCATCCGAATATGACCTATCACGGTGCTAAGAGTAACGAAGAAGTTTTAGAAGCTTTAGACAAGTCTCATATATTCCTATATCCAAACATTTGGAAAGAGACATCATGTATTGCTTTGATTGAAGCTATTAAGAGTCAGGTTATTTGTATCCATCCAAACTATGGTGCACTTCCTGAAACCGCACAGAATGCTACGATCATGTATGATTGGACAGAAAATACTCAAGACCATGCCAATTACGCTTTTTCAGTAGCACGTTCATTGTTGCAGCAAATACAACAAAATCCTGCATACTTCAATGGGTTTACTTATAGCGATCGCTTTAACTTAGCAAGAAACAACATACAATCGTTCCAAGTTATGTGGAACACACTTTTAAGGAATATTACTAGTGGACAAAGAGAAACCAAGTAACGTAATTAATTTCCCAAGATTTATTTCAGATGCGCCAAGGACGGCTGAAGAAGTAAAAGAGAATCTTCAAATGTATAAGGAATCTTATGCTAATGACTTAGCTGAGATCATATGGGAAAACGTCCTATCAGAAATGGCTAGAGCAAACTGTGATTTTGACGAAGACATCAATAAGTATTTTCCAAATATGATATTGATCTTTGAAGCGATCAAAGCTTTACACCTACAAACTCTAGGCGCACCTCATCCTTTACAAGAATTTGCACTAAAAAATGTGGCTATACTTGAGACAGATGAAGATGGAACAACGACTGGTGGGCTTAAAAGTACATTATTAGATGAATTAGGGGTTGACAAAGACGAAGATTTGTGATATAATATACTCTACAAATTAAATTAATGGATAAATTATGATATTACTAGACTACAATCAAGTAATGATGGCATCTCTCTTCGCGAGTATTGGCAATCATCACAACGTTGAACCCGACGAAAACCTACTTCGTCATATGTTCTTAAACTCAGTTCGTTTCAATCGTAAAAAGTTTCACAAAGAATACGGCGAGATCGTACTCTGCTGTGATAACCCAAACGTTTGGAGACGAGACTACTTCCCCTACTACAAAGCTAATCGTAAAAAAGGTCGTGATGCTTCTGATATGGATTGGAATAAACTCTTTGAGTGCATTCACCGTATTAGAGCAGAGATCGAAGAATTCTTTCCTTACAAAGTTATTAGTATAGAGCGATGTGAGGCAGACGATATTATCGCTACTCTTGTACATGAACATGGCACCATTATGAACACAGGTGCTGAAAAGATATTAATACTATCTGGTGACAAAGACTTCATTCAATTACAAACTTATGGTAACGTGGACCAATATAATCCCGTTATGAAGAAGTGGGTAAGACATGACAACCCAGATAAATACCTTGAGGAACATGTGTTAAGAGGCGATGTCGGTGACGGTATTCCAAACGTACTTAGTCCTGATAACTGCCTAGCTGTTGGTACAAGACAAAAGCCAATGACTAAGAAAAGAATTACACAGTTTCTTTCTGAGCCCGATACAATGGACGAAGAAACAAAACTTAGATTTAATCGAAATAAACAGATGATTGACTTGAGTCAAATACCATCTGAGTATGGAGATCAAATCTTAGAACAATATAACAATGCAAAAGAAGTTGGTCGACAGCATCTCTTTAACTTCTTTGTAAAGAAAAAGTTGAAAAACTTGATCACTGATATACAGGACTTTTAAAATGATTAGATATTCAATGTCTGAGATTCTCTCAGAACTCCCCTCAATGAAAAAGAAAGCAGATAAAGTAGCGTACCTTCAAAAGAACGATACCATTCCTTTTCGTAATGTACTACGCTTAATTTATGACGAAGATATTGAGTTTCTGTTGCCTGACACTCCACCCCCGTGGAAGCCAAACGAATTTGAAGATGAAGCTAA